TCGATGATCAAGATCGGATAAGTGTGCGAATAGTTGTCGTTGACTGGTGTGTTGAACTTCACTTCGCATGAAAGTGACTGACTGATGATAGCTACTGCTTCGTTAAAATACTCTGTTTTCATATTGCTTTGAATTTTTTGATGAATTACTTTTCTGCTTGCAAAATTATGGAATATATTTGTTATTTGCAAAATTTTTGAGAAAAATCCCACTCTGAAATATTTAAAATTAACGCGATTTAACAAAAATAGCAGTGTTTAATAAGCACCATTAAGAAATTTTTTATGTATTTTCGCCAACGAATTTTCATTCACTTAAAACTCAAATTCAAAAAATGAAGGAAAAAATCAAAGCAAAATTACAAGACGCAGTTAAGGACTACGGATTGTCAGACGAAGCAATTGAATCGCTTGTTAATCTCGCGAGCAAGGGCTTGAAGGATGATGCCAGTGACGATGACATCACGAACGCAGTGAACACATTCGCGGAAATCGGCAAAGCTATGCAAGGCGAAACTACGCGCAAGGTGCAAGCAGCTAAGAAGCAATTCGAGGAAGATTCGAAGCATGACGATGACGAAGATGAATCGAAGGGCAAGAAGAAAGATCCTTCTAAGGACATGCCAGAATGGTTCAAGACATGGAAGGCTGAAAACGACAAGCAAATGGAAGCTTTGAAGAACGAGAACGAAAGTTTGAAGTCAGAGAAGAAGAATGCTGATCGCAAGGCTGAAATCGACGGAATCGTGAAGGAACTCGGAATTCCCGACTACTTGATGAAGAATTATCACATCGCTGACGATGCTGACGCTCGCAAGCAGTTGACTGAATTCAAGCAGGATCTTGTCAACAACAAACTTCTTCCGAAAGACGCAGCAGGCGATCGCGCAACAGAGGAAGCCGCAATCGCAGCAGAAGCGGAAGACTGGGTAAAGAATTTGCCCGAACAGTAATTCACATTTTTGTCTAATTTAAAATCAAAGAACAATGGCTGTAGAATTTAAGGCTAAAGAAAGCTTCAAAGGAACGTTTCAGCGTTTCTGGAGAGGCGAAGCGAAGATCCTGCCCGCAGGCTACAAGCTTCTGAACACGATCAGCAACGGAGTAGAACTGATCCGTGCCACCTTCTTGCAGATCTTCCCAGACGATCTTACTGCTGCTGTCGTTAAGCATGGCACTGTCATCACTGGCGGCACTACGACTAAGATCCGTGTCTCTAAGGAGAACTACTTCGAAGTAAACGACTACGTGCAGGTCTACGGTGGGTCACTCGCAAAGAAGATCACTGCGATCGATCACTCTAACGAATCATACGACGTGATCACTGTTGAAGCCGCGTTGACTGGTGTGTCAGCAGATGACATTCTCGTAGAGTCCGACAATGCGACTGGCGAAGGTGTAACCCCTGCTGCAAAGTACGTTCCTAATATGGTGCTCGGTGCTGACAAGGAGATCGACGATACAATCGACTTCCCGACTCTGGACGTTGCTTACGACGCTATCGTGATCAAGGACGTGATCCCTGCATTCCCTGCTGACTGGCTCGACGAGGGCGGTGTCTGCTTGAAGGGTAATCACTCAATCAAGTTCATCAAACAGTAAAACTCGAATAAGTTATGAAAGAATTCATTTATTCTTCACTCTTTGGCGAACTCGTTCGTCAAGTGAAAGCACGTTTCGACGCAGCGTCGAAGCTGCATAAGGAGTTGTTCGACAAAGTCCAGTTTGAGGACTTCTTGGAGTGGGACACTCCTACAATCGGACTGAACTTCGAGGAACTCATGGGTAAGTACAACATCACTGTTGCTGCACCAACAATCGGAGACAACTCTAACGAGTCCGTACTTGCAACAGAGGGTCTTGAGACTTTCGCAAACAAAGTCTTCCTGCATGCGATCACTCGCACTATGACTGTGCAGGAATACCGCAAGGTGCTCTCTATTCTCGACTCTAAGACGATCAGCGACGAAGCTGCAAAGCAGGAACTTGTCAAGATCATGTGGGGTCAGGTAACAGATCCAGTGAACTCTGTTCGCGCTAAGATCGATCTGATCTTCCTGCGTTCGCTCTCTAACGAGGGTAAATTCACTTTCGACACTACCACCAACCCAGAGGGCGGTGTTCGCGGACAGATCGACTTCAATCAGCCAGAAGCAAACATCGCTACTGCAACAACAGAGTGGACTGACGCTAACAAGGCTACTGTTGACTGTCTGGAAGACATCATGGCAATGGTCGAGAAAGCAGAGGGCAAGATCGCTCCTAAGTATATTCTCGCTGCACCTTCGAAGATCGCGTACATGTTGAAGACTGCTAAGATGCGTCAAGCTATTCTCGGCTCGAACAACGCTTCTGGCATTCTGACTCTCGCACAGATGAACAACTATCTGTTGGAGAACGAACTGCCGCAGTTCAAGAAGATGCGTCGTCATGTCCGCGTAAAGAACGGAACAACTGTCACAGAGATCGACGCTTGGAATCCAAAGAACATCGTGTTCGTTCCAGACGGAAAACTCGGACTTGTCAAGAACGCTTACGCTGACAATGAGTTGAAGCAGGAAGCAGGAGTAGCCTACTCTAACTACGGACGCATCCGCGTATCGCAGTGGGGTGTTGGCGAAAAGGAGCACTCTCGCCAGACAGAGTACACAAAGGCACAGTCTTTGTCTCTGCCAGTGATTACTGAAATCGGTGGTGTTTACACTCTCAAAACCGAATCATAGTCATGGCTCGTAAGTATTCAGAAGCGGTCAGAGCAAAGTGTAAGCTGATATGCAACACTTGCTATGTTGATGACGATGTCTTGAACGACATCTTGGAAGATCACGATCTTGATCCAGACGCAGAAGCACAGTCTACGAATTTTGCTGCCATAGTGGAGTGCGCAATTCTGATCGTCAAAGGTTGGGTCGAGACTTCACGCAGCGAGGGCGGCATTTCGACTTCTATCGACATGGCATCAGTCAAGAACAACATTTCTTTCTGGTGCGGTCGTGCGGGTCTGGACGCTTCTGAATATCTCTCTGATGAAAAGTCTGAAATCTACGACGGATCGAAACTCTGGTAGTCTATGCGCACGAACGGAACTCTCTCATACAAGATCGCTGCTGCTGCGGGAGCATCGCTTTTCAACGAAGACGGAGAGCCTATCAAGGCAACTGCAACGTGGAGCGACGCGATCCCCTGCTTCATCCAGACGAACACTCACAACGAGCGCGGAACATATCAAGACGGACACTTCACGCAAGCGCAGTACATCGTGCTCGCAGAGCGTGGGAAAGTCGCTAAGACTGATCGTGTACGTCTCACGCGCAAGAATGTGGATCTCGGAGAATTCGCAGTGCAGGATCAGCAGGACGTAAGTCTGGATCGTATCAAGATCATAGTGTGATAGAGAATGCCGATCAAGTTACAGACACCGAAGGGATCGATCAGCGTCAGCTTTGATCAGCAGTACGACGAAAAAGTCCGCAAGGTCTTCATCAACGTACTGGAATATGTCGGAGAACAATGCGTCATCGAAGCGCGTGAGAACGGCAACTACAAAGATCAGACTGGCAATCTTCGCAGCAGCATCAGCTATGCGATCGTCGAAGACGGAAAGATCATCAAGCACGGACTGCCTGCGCAGTACAAGCAAGGCAAGAAGGGCGCGGACACTGCAAAGAAGTACTTAGAGGAAGTCGGAAAGAGATTCAGCGGAACATCGCTGATCGTCGTTGCAGGAATGAACTACGCAGCATACGTCGAGCGAAACGGCTACAACGTACTGACAAGTGCTGAACTGCTTGCAGACGAACTTGTTCCGAAACTACTCAAACAGTTAGGATTCACAACGAAATGAACGAGATCAAGACAGAGAAACAGATCGAGAAAGACATCTTCCGCATCATCAAGGCAAGTCCTATCAATACGATGATCGGGGGAACGCTCTATCGCAAGGGCATGCGTCCGCGTAACGCGAAGACGGAAGACGCTGTCGTTGCTTTTCTCTCTGGACTCGACGGACAGTTCCAGACTGGTGTTGTCCTGCTGAACATCTACGTTCCAATGACGCAGAATGCTTCATCTGACAAGATCACGGACATTTCACGCGTTGAGACTCTGGAAGCTGCTGTCAAGGACTTCTTCGACGAATGCAGTGAAGTGAACTACTTGTTTGAACTGCGAGAGACACCGTACTCGGAAGATCTCGACGAAATAGAACAGACTCGTATCAATGTGAGAATTCACTATACAAGAACAACTTTTTAAAATAGAAAGAATATGGCACAGAAAATCATGGCATGGTCAAAGTGTAAGATCGAGATCGGCTTGATCCCCGCAGAGGGAGATCCCACTCTGACTGACATCGGAACTATTCTGAACAATTCTTCGTCGCTGTCTTCCGAAGTCGGAAACACGATGCAGATGATCGCCACTGGTGGCGAAGTAGTCGCAGAGGAAGAGCAGGAAGGCACTGTTCAGCTTGTAACAACTGTTATCGAGCCTACACAGTCGCTGATGACTCTGCTTGGAATCGCTTCGTCTGATGACATCAAGACACACGTCGTTGACGGTGCTTGGAAAGTCAAGCTGACTCCAAAGAACGTCGGTGCTCGCGGTATCTCCGCACCTAACTGTTCGATCGTGTATCAGCCTGCATGGTCAGAGGAGAACGGTAATCAGGCAATCTTGACGTTCAAGTTCCACAAGACTGACGCAGGAGTCTGGTACTCGTACTTCACTAAGGCTGCACCCGCAGCAGGATCTGGCGACTGATCCTAAGTCAGCGACTTTTTAATATCCATAATTTAAAACTGGGGGGCGATCTGGCAGCGACACGCACGCAGATCGCTTCCCTATTTTATTTTCTCAAAGCAATAACACAACATGGCAAACAAGAAGACAATAGAAACGAAGACAGCAGAAGCGATCCTGCAAAGCGGATCAGAGACGTTCACTGTCGCAGGACAAGACTACGAAGTCTCGAAGCCTACTGTCGCAACAGTCATCATGTGCTCTGAACTGATCTCGCAGATCCCAGAAGTCAGAGACGTAGATCCAGAGAATATCGTCTATGAAGTCCTACGCGTCGCAAAGGACACTAAGATCATCGGACGCATCGCAGCAGTGCTCATACTCGGAGCGAAGCGCGTTCTGGAACATCGCAAAGTATCTGTCGAGAGCGTAGAGATCGATGAAACTGACTATGTAGCACAGAACATTCTTCTTGAATACAGTCCGAAAGAACTCGAAATGCTGATCACTGGAAGACTCACGAAGTTGGAGATCGGAAGTTTTTTCGGGCTTACCACTTCGCTTGCGGAAGCGAACATTCTAAAGCCAACAAAGGCAAGAAGCGAGGTGGTAGACTGAACGACTCGATCTGGGCAATGATACTCGGAGCGTGCAAGAATCTCGGAGTGACACCAGACTACGTTCTGCATTCGATGACATACGAGAACATGATCATGTATGGCTTCGCTACACCTACCTACGATTCAGACGAAGACGATTGGGATGAATCTCTCGACGCTAACAATCCAGACAACTTCAAGGGTCTCGCGGAAGGTGACGTAACAAACCCATTCAAAGGATTAAAATAGTATATGAACAACGATAACGGATCAGTATCATACGCGGTCACGCTTGATCACAAGCAGATGAATCGTGACAAGCAAGATGTCGTGAACATCTTTCATGAGATCGGGCAGGAAGCACAGCAGCAGGGCGAAGTCGTAGACAACTCGTTCAACTCTGCTGCGAAGAATATCGGCAAGGCTTTCGCAGCTATCGGCATAGCAGCGACTTTGAAGGAATTCGGCACGCAGATCATGAAAGTGCGCGGAGAGTTCCAGAAGCTTGAAGTCGCTTTCGAAGTCATGCTTGGCAGCGCAAAGGAAGCTGACGCTCTGATGAAGCAGTTGACGAAGACTGCTGCAACGACACCTTTCGACTTGAAGGGAGTCGCAGACGGAGCGAAGCAGCTACTTGCATACGGAACAGCAGCGAACGAAGTTAACGACATGCTGATCCGTCTCGGAAACATAGCATCTGGACTGTCAATCCCGCTTGGCGATCTTGTCATGCTGTACGGAACGACGATGACGCAAGGACGCATGTTCACGCAGGATCTTCGTCAGTTCATGGGTCGAGGAATTCCACTTGCTGACGAACTCGCGAAGCAGTTCGGAGTCGCAAAGGATCAAGTCGGGGAGCTTGTCACTGCGGGCAAAGTAGGCGCAGAGGAAGTGAAGAAAGCTATCGAGTCTATGACTAACGAGGGCGGCAAGTTCTACGGACTCATGGAAAAGCAGTCACAGACGATCGCAGGACAGCTTTCGAATCTGGAAGACGCAATCGACTCAATGTTCAACTCTATCGGCAAGGACACGCAGGGAATGATCAGCGCAGGAATCTCTGGTGTCGCTACGCTTGTCGAGAACTACGAGACGATCGGAAAGATCCTCATGACGCTCGTAGCAGCTTACGGATCATACAAAGCAGCTATCATGCTGCAAACTGCTGTGCAGGCAGCACACTCTGCTGTCGAAACAGAAGCAGCACTTCAAATGGCTCTCGCTGCAAAGGCAGGACACACGCTGTCTATCGAGCAAGCACGCGCAGCCGCTACGTCTACACTGCTTGCAGCAGCACAGACACGTCTGAAAGCGTCTCTCTCTGGACTCGGAGCGACGCTGACGAATCCTTACGTGCTCGCAACAGCAGCTATCGTCGGCATGGTTTACGCTGTCTATAAACTCGCTACTGCTGAATCAGCGCAGGAAAAGGGAATCAAGTCAGCGAACGATCAGCTTGAACGTCAGCAGCAGCTACTTGACGAACGCAGACAGAAGATCGAGTCTCTGATCAAGACTGTGCAGGACTCTAACGCAACAGCCGTACAGCAGGCAGAAGCGTACAGAGAGTTGCAGTCGCTTGCGCCTACACTGACGGACAAGTACTCACAGCAGGAACTTGCGACACTGGATGCTGCGAACGCGACGAAGGAACTGAACAAGCAGCTTGACGATACGAAGTACGCAATGTTGCAGAAGAATATCAGCGATACAGAAGGAAAGATCAAAGGTCTGGAAGCCGCAATGAATTCTGCTGCAACAGCAGCTACACAAGGATCTCAAATAGCTGTCTCTCAATTCGCGTCACAGATCGCGAAAGCTAAGTCAGCACTCGCAGAGTACAAGAAGCAGCTTGCGGAATATGAGAAAGCACGTCAGCAGGCAGAGAAAGAAAACCGTCCGCTTGACGTGAAGATCTCTGACGCATCGAAGACTCTCGCTGACGCGAAAGCTGTCTTCGATAAGCTTGAAGCAGAAATGCAGTCGGAGCAAGAGAAAGTCCGCGAAAATCCGTGGTATCAGATCCCACTGCAACTGATCTTCGACTATAACAGCGCGAAGAAAGCCTACGACGATGCAGAGCGCGAGTCTAAGCGTCTGCAAGGCATGACTGCGAAGACTCATGAGCAAGCGCAGAAAGACGCTATGACAGAGTACAACAAAGCCGTAGCAGCAGAGGAAGCTGCACGCAAGAAGTCGGAAGTCGAGTGGCAGGCTGCAAACAAGCGTCTTGACGAAGCGAAGTCTGGATTGAAGTCCGTCGGAATCGACATCGAAGCACAGCAGCGCAAAGCACAGCAGCAGAAGACTAAGGCTGCGAACGACGCGAAGCAGGCTGCAAACGAAGCAGCACAGCGATACGAACAGATCCGTTCTGCGCAGGAACGCATCGATCAGCTTATGCTTCAAGGCGAGCAAGATCGCAAGCAGAAGCTTCTGGATATGCAGAACGCTACTGAACAAGCTGTCATCAACGGACTTGAAGACGCAGGCGAGCGCGAGCGCAGACAGCGTGAACTGAACAATAAGTTGCAGATCGAGTCTCTGAAAAAGCAGAAGCAGGACTTCATCAACGCTACTTTGCAGGCGCAGAAGGAGATCTTCGACGCGCAGGAAGACTTGAAGAAAGCAAAGGACAAGAAATATCGCAAGCAGACGTTCAAAGGCGACGCAGGAAGCGTCGATACGTCCGCGTATGATAACTTGATCGCACAGACGGAGATCGCGCAACAGAGAGAAGCCAACGAGCAAATACGCAAGTCTTGGAACGAGTACTTGCAGCAGTATGGCACTTATCAGCAGCAGCGACTTGCGATCACAGAGGAATTCACGGAAAAGATCAACACTGCACGCGCTATTGGCGACGAAGCAGCAGCACGCATGGCAGAGGAACAGCAGAACGAACGTCTTGCACAGCTTGAACAGAAGTTCGGACTCGCTGCACAGTCTATGGCAGATCTGTTCGCTGACACTTCCAGAAAGTCTGTCTCGGAGATCGACAAGATCATCAAGAAGTACGAGACGCTGATCAACTTCATGGAAGGAAAGAACGGAAAGATCATGGACGCTTCTGGAAACGCTCTAAGCACGTCCGACAAACTGATCACACAAGCAGATCTGAAATCTCTCGGCTTCACTGATGACGAAATCAAGAAGATTCAAGACGGATCGATCTCGATCAAGGAAGTGACAGAGCGCATCCGCGAACTGAAAAACGTTCTGAAAGACAAGTCAGCGTTCCAGTCGTTCAAGTCGAATCTGAAAGATACGTTCGATCAGTTCAAGAAAGCTAAGAGCGTAGGCGACTACGGCAACGCGATCACATCGCTTGCAGGCGATATAAACTCTTTCCTTCCGTCTCTGAAAGACTTTAGTTCAAGTCTCGGAACGATCTTCGGCTTCGATGACTCAAAGCTTCAAGGAGTCATGGACGGACTCGGAGGTATCGCAACAGCAGGCGCGGGAGTCGGACAGATGATGTCTGGCGACATCGTAGGCGGTGCAATGTCAGCCGTTCAAGGTATCGGACAAGTCGTTGACGCTCTCGACGGACTCTTTGGCGCAGACTATTCGCAGTACAACGCTATGGTCGAGGAATACAACGGACTGATCGATGTCTGGGATATTCTTATCGATCGCAAGATCAAGTATCTCGGAATGGCATGGGGATCGGAAGCACAATCCGCTTCAAGAGAAGCTATCTCGCTTGTAAATAAAGAGATCGAAGCTTGGAGAAAACTCGGAGACGAACGTTTGAACTCTGGTGCTTCTATGGGATCTCACTCTATCGGTGTCAGATCAAGCAACAATATGGACTATGAAGACTGGCTCGCTGTTGCAAAGTCTCTCGGACGAACTTTAGATGACAACGTCGGTCTTGGCGGCAGACTCACTGGTCTCTTTGAACTCTCTGTCGAACAACTTGAAAAGCTGCGTCAAGACGCGCCTGCTTTCTGGGCAAAACTTGACGGAGACGTTCAAGAATATTTGAACAAGATTATTGAAGGTGGCGATCGCATCGAAGACATGCAGGAAAAACTGCGCGAACAACTTACGCAGACATCTTTCGACTCTGTCTACGATAACTACGTCAGTATGCTTATGGATATGGAGTCAGACACAGAGACTTTCACAAAGGATCTGAATAAAATGTTCATGCAGGCTATGCTGTCGAACGAGATCGGAAAGGCATATCAAGAAAAGCTTCGCAAGTGGTACAACACGTTCGCTTCCAACATGGAAGACGGATCTCTCTCTGACTCGGAACGCACTGCGTTGCAGACGGAATACGAAGGATATGTCAAGGAAGCAATACGCATCCGCGACGAACTCGCACGCGTCACTGGATATGACAGCAGCAGTTCTAACAGTCAGGAAGCTTCACGCGGTGGCTACGAGACAGTCAGCGAGGAAACTGGCACTGCACTACTCGGACGTGAGACAGCACAGCTTATGCAGACAACGCGTCTTGCAGACTTCGTGATCGATCAGATTCCAGTGATCGCACAGAATCAGTCGCTCACAATGTCGCTTCTGGAAGCAACGAACGAGTTTATCTTCAACTGTCAGACTTATCTTGAAAACATATCGCGCAACTCTAACAGCCTGCCGCGAATAGAGAGCGATCTAAGCAAGATCAAACGTATCGTCGAACAAAACTCATAAAAAGCTATGATAGGAGCATTTGAAATCAACGGAGTGAACTCATACACGCAGTTCGGGATCTATCTCGATCAGAAGTCTCTGACAGCACTTCTGACACCGCTTGCAGTGAAGAAGCCGATCGAGAATGAGAGCGTCATCGCTGACGGAAAAGAAGTGTTCTACGACGAAGATCCGAAAGTCGAGTCACGCACGATCCAGTTGACGCTGAACATGACAGCAGCGAGTGAAGCGGACTTCATTACGAAGTACGACGCTTTCTGTGCTGAACTGGAAAAGCAGCAGATCGTCATCAAGATCACTGATCCTAAGACAGTGTACTTCCGCTTCGTATATCATGACTGCAAGCAGTTCCAGACATTCTTCAAGCGCAATGCGAAGTTCGCTCTGACTCTGGAAGAACCGAATCCAAAGAACAGAGCACAGACGGACATCACGGAATCAGAATCGAACAATAACAGCTAAAAACTATGTCGAGAATCAAGATCTATAATACGTCCGACGTGGAAGTCTTCGACGTGCTTCTGAATGAGAACTGCGAGCACACAGAAGAACTGATGAAGCGTGACGATATAACGCTGTCGTTCGTCTACGGCTCGCTTGTACGTCTTCCGCAAGGATCGTACATCAGAGTCAACAATGAGCGTTACACGCTTGCAGATCCGTACACACCAGATCAGACTGATGACAAGCGATTCAAATATGAGCCAGTCTTCAAGTCCAGAGCAATGCTGTGGGATCGTCAGCCCTTCTTCTGGTACACTTTCAGCGCACAAAACGTCATCCAGTCAAAGGAATTCGACTGGTCTCTCACAGCGCGTCCAGTGGACTTTCTCGTAGCTGTCTGCAACAGCATACTCTATGAGACTGGCGAGATCTGGCACGCGAACATCGCAGACAACATCGTGAACAAGTACGTCGATCTGACATTCAGCAACGTGACGATCATGTCTGGACTGAATATGATCGCGGAAGCTTTTGAAACAGAGTGGCACGCAGATCTAAAATCGAACACGATCTACTTCGGTAAGGCGCAGTTCGATGCAGATCTCACTGGCTACTACGACGATCTCACGCTTGAAGTCTCAAAGAACATCAATCATCCAAACGTCCAGAACACGCGTGACAAGTACTACACGCGCTTCTACGCTTACGGATCATCGCGCAATATCACGCAGGACTACAACGGTGCTGCAACGAACAGCAGCGTCACGAAGCACTTGACGCTCGATCCAGACATCTATCCGCAAGGATATAAAGACATCAGCGGACACTTCGACGCTGTCACTGGCGAATTCGTCTCTGATCTTGCGCGTGGCGAAGTCTTCCCGATCAGCATAGTCTTCGAAGACATCTATCCGCGTTCTGCACTCGCTATCTCTAACGTGAGAAGCAGACTGATGTATCGTCTTGACGAAGACGGAAACAAGATCCAGATCGGAGAAGACGAACAGCACAACCCAATATATGAGACATACGCAATCTGGTACTTCCAGATCGCGAACTTCAATATGTCTACTGATCTGATCATCGCAGGACTGACGCTTTCCGTTCACTTCAACAGCGGAAATCTTCTTGATCGCGAGTTTGAACTTGCATGGCACGAACACGCAGAGACAGTTGACAGCGTCTCTGGCAACTTCAACATACTTGCAGGCGACTACGAGATCATCTTTGTTGAACAGAATGGGGCGATCATTCCTGCGAAACAGTATCTTGTACCGACGAACGGAGACAGTGTCACGCTGTTCAATATCAAGATGCCTGCTGAATACGTCAAGTCATCGCAGGCAGAACTTGCAGACACGCTTGACGTGGAGATCGCGAAGATGCTTCTGGATCTGAACAACTACACGTTCAACTCGAACGCTGTGCAGTTCAAGAAAGACTCTCTGATCCTGCATGTCGGACAAGCTGTGACGTACAAAAATCGCGCTTACAGCTACGACACACGCGTCTTGTCAGTGAAGACGAATCTCGCTATTCCTTACAAGCAGGAAATCAAGATCGGAGAAGATCGCATAGCAGGATCAACGACAACGCTACGCGAGGAAGTGAAGCTTGTCACTGACGCGCTCGGACAACTGACATACGTTGTCAACAGCAACAGCGCAGGCGCACTCACATCAGCAAAGGCGCGTCGCATGTTCTTGCGCAAGGACGCAGACGATACGGCAGCAGGCGCGATCACTTTCGAGAAGCAGTCCAGACATATTCAAGGAGCACAGTTCGGGCAGAACTTCGTCGCAGGCATCGTCGGTGGCATCGGTGGACGCATCACTGGCGACGCTGACGCAGAGTTGAAGTCTCTGATCCTTCGCGAGTTCTTGGAAGTTCCAGAACTGCGATACAATCGCACAGATATAGAAGTCGGCAACTCATGGACTACGTTTGGCGCAGGCATCATCGAGTCTGTCACGATCGACGAAGACGAAGAAGGAAATCTGCTTAACACTGGAACGATCAAGCTGAAACTCGAAGACGGAGAATA